CACCACCAACAATGAGAACGCTAAAGCTGGGGCGTTGAACCAATGGTTGCAAGCTAACCTCCCCAACCTTAACGATAACCATTTCATTCTGGTGATGGATGCTGACGGGTGGCTCGACCCTGACTTCATCGAAAACGCCATGAGGTTCCACGGTGAAGGATTCGCCGCTGTTGGCGGCGTGTTCAGGGCTGAAAGTAATGGAACATTCGTAGGGTTCTGTCAAGCGAACGAATACGAACGGTACCGCTACATCCTCAGAGGCCGTAAAGGGCGCACCCTGGTCCTCACCGGAACAGCCACCTTATTCACCGCCGGTCTGCTGAAAGAAATCCAACAAGCCAGAACAGACGGCAACCTACCATCATCCGGCAATATACCGGAAACGGTATATTCGATCAACACTCTGGTTGAGGATTTGGAACTAACCTTAGCTATCAAACATTTGCACCATAAGGTGATAGCACCTATCGAATGTTCATTGGAGACAGAAACGATGGACACTTGGAGAGGGTTAGCTAAACAGCGGTACAGGTGGAAGCTAGGGGCGTTGCAGACAGCGTGGGCATACGGGTTCACAAAACACACCAACATTTTCCACCGTCTGCAACTGCTCAACCTGACCGGCATCATAGCGACCATCGTCTACCTGCTCACCGTAGCAGTAGGGGTGATCCTTGGTGGTTTGCATTTGCATGAAATCTGGTTAGGTGTTACACTGGTGTATGTTGTCGAACGTGCCATAACGGTGTCGGGGCGTGGCTGGAAAGCTATGCTAGTAGCGGCCCTGTTGTTCCCCGAAATGGTGTTCGATATCACATTGCAGTTCGTCCAACTCCGTGCTATCATAGCATGGATGCTGGGTAGGAAACAGTTAGATTGGTATGGAGGTAAAGCAACATGAGCGGTATCCCGGTACAGCATCATACGGTAGCGTTATCGGCATCAGCCACCCCGCTAGGTTCAGACCTAGCAACACAGGTTGGTGTCCCTATCCCCGCATGGGGGATGGGTTGGGTGGATTGGGTGTGGCTGTTCCTCGCCTGGTTCACATTGTTCAATGTCAGTGCCGCCATTTGGAGGGCATTCCCACACCGGATCAAAGACGAATTGGAGAAGTGAGTGGACAATGCTATCGTCAAACTGATACACTATTATCATCCTGAATGGCAGGAACCTGTCGATACCGGATATGAGTGGATCAGTACGCTGTGCCCTTTTCACGACGACACCAACAAGTCAGCATCAGTATCGTATGTGAAGAATGCCTTTCATTGTTTTGTGTGTGACGCGAAAGGTGATGTTATTAGTTTAATTATGTATAAGGAAGGGTGTGGCTATGGACAGGCTTTCAAACGTGCAGAAGGAGTTCTTGAGGGAAGCTACGAGCCGCTATCACGCAGCACTGCCCGAAAGCCCCGCAGACGAGTATTTGACGACTCGGGGTTTGGGTTGGGACTCAATCAAACCGATAGTGAATCGTTTCCGACTCGGATACGTTGGTGATCCGCTCCCCGGACACGAAATGTTCAAAGGGTTCCTAGCCATACCGTATCTCAGGTGGTCTGCCGATAAGGAGTGGGCTGTGGTGTCGATGCGTTTCCGACGCATCACCGGGGATGGTGCCAAATATATGACCGTGGCCGGCGACCGGCCACGCCTCTACAACACGCTGGCACTGCTCAAGGATAATTCCTCAGTAGCTATCACCGAAGGTGAACTGGATGCAATCACAGCAACCATTTGCGGAGTGGATGCGGTAGGTGTTCCAGGGGCGCAAGCGTGGCAGCCGTGGTTTCGGGAACCATTCTTGGGCTATCGTAACGTGTATGTGTTGGCTGATGGGGATGATCCGGGTATGGCATTCGCCACCAAAGTAGCATCGTCGCTACCGAACGGTAAGATTATTCCCATGCCGCCCGGTGAGGATGTTAACTCGCTTGTAACATTGAAGGGTAAGGATGCCCTTCTGGAAAGGATGAACTGATGGATTTTGGTTTTGAAGTTAATGTGTCAATAAATCTACCTAATCCCATCAAGTACGCTTACGAAAATATCAGGGATTACGTTTGGGAAGGATCGGAGGACGAAGATGAGTTTGAAGAAGGGTGACCTAGCTTCCGCAGACGGACCATATGTGTCAGGCCCGGACAATACGGAAGTTAAACCTATCAAATACTTGGAAACTGTGAAGGTTATCAAGGAAGTTAATAAAGATGGTGACGTGTATGTTGAGGGATTGGATTCCCACGCCCGGTTTTGGGTGAAGGAAACCTCACTGACATTGATCCCCGGCAATGTGGAATGGAAACCATGACAGACGCAGTGAATCATCCGTCACACTACACGGTGGGGTGGTCTAACGGAGCGGAGGTTATCGACCTGACAGAGAACCTGTCTTTCAATCGCGGTAATGTAGTCAAGTATGTGTGCCGTGCCGGCCGTAAGGGCGGCGAGGATGAACTGCAAGACCTGAAAAAAGCTGAGTTTTATCTGCAACGGGAAATCGCCCGATACAGTCCCACAAAGGAAGGTTCACCGAATGACGGCCCGGATCGCAGTTCTGGACATTGAGAGGCAGTCAGCTATCGCTGACGGCATCTGGCAGTTGAAACAATCCGGTTGGATCAACCCCGGCCAAATCATCGAACCTGCACGCACCATTTGTTTCGCCTGGAAATGGTTAGGTGAGGATGATGTTCATTTCTCTGCCGAATGGCAGTCCGGTGGACATAAACGGATGGTGGAGAAAGCGTGGGATGTTCTCAACGAAGCCGACTACATTGTGGGTTGGAACTCACGTTCATTCGATGTGAAGCATCTACGGACAGAGTTTATTACCAACGGATTGACACCACCATCACCGCATAAAGACCTTGACCTGATGGTTGTTGCTAAACGCAACTTTGGGTTTATGTCAAATCGGTTATCATATGTGGCTGAACAGTTGGGTGCCGGTTCCAAGTTGGCTAACGGCGGTACCGATCTGTGGAGAAGTCTCCGCACCGCTAAGGGTGCGGAGCTTAAGGCTGCTAAGGAAATGATGGAAGCCTACAATAAACAGGATGTGGTGTTGACTGAGGAAGTGTATCATATCATGTTGCCGTGGGTTGACGGATTGAACATCCCGATCTATGATGGAACTACGGAACCTGCCTGCTCCAATTGCGGGTCCGATAAGTTGCATTATCGTGGTGTTCAGATCGCAGCTACCCGCTCGTATCGCCGGTTCCAATGCCAGGATTGCGGTAAGTGGGGTAGGGAAGTTAAGTGTGAATCAGCGGTTTCGTCGGTAGCGGTTTAAGGAGATTATGTGATTACTCAGGAAATTGAATCTCGTATCTACGATCAGGCTGTGAGGGCCACAAAGTCAGCGTTGACTTTGTGGTGTAATGGTCAGTTCAGTAGGCAGCGTGGCATGTATGATGATCTGCTTCAAGACCTACTTGAATGGTATTTGGAAACACCATCAACCCGGCAGAAAATGGGTGACCTAGTAGATGCAGAAGTGTTTGTCACATTCAAACGCAGGGCACAGCAGCTTCTTTCCAAGCAGCAGCTAGATGACAATATTCAAAAGAACAAAGTCCTGTACTCTACTGACGCTGTGAAACGATATTTGAAAGGTGAATCAACTAACCGGTACCTTCTTGATGCTGTGCCAATCGCATTGGATATGATTAACCCTGACCATAAGGAAGCTCTCCTGAGCAGATATGTGGACGGTAAGGTTCCCGCTCAGGGTGCAGAAACTCAGGTTATGGGACGGGCACACCGGGCACTCACCGCTATGGTGAACCTGATGCAGCTAACCTCCAATGAGGACACTATCGGTTCACGGTCTGTGGTGTTCCCTGACACGGTGAAGCCTGCCGGCTCGCACGGTGACCCTACCGCCAACATTGCAATCATGCTGCTAGATCAACACCCTGACTTTGTTGACGAATACTTGTATGAGTCGCCGTGGGAACAAGTCTGTCAAGGGGCGGCAGTGGAACCTGTGATCGAATTTGGTCCCTCAGGACGGCTGCGGCTCTCAGCCGCAGAGTCCGAACTGTTAACTCGGGTACCTGGGCTTATTGATCTGTTCATCGACCAACGGCAGGAAGAATGGAATAATGCATAACATTATGGACGGCTTGTTTAACCACATGGCAGGATCAGAATTTTATCGGGCACAAGTGTTCCCCGAACTGTTCCCGCATGAGAAGCCTATGCTTGTGGATAACTGGCCGGCGGAAGATCGGGAAATGTTTTGCGGCGTGTCGCCGCAAATAGCACGCCTATCTAGTAAGTAGGAGCAGGAAGGGAGGTGTAACTATGGGAAAGTATATGACACCGGAAGATGCAACACTGTCAGGTAACTACTCCGATTGGGATGAGGATGATGAATTTACCCCAACCGAACCCGGATACTGTGACCTGTGCTGTGCTGAGGTTTACGACAACTACTGTGACGAATGTGAGGAATATCTTGACTAATTGGGGTCCAACCGGGCAACTGGTATATGATCGAACCTACAGCCGGGTTAAGCCTGACGGCTCCAAGGAAACATGGCCGGAAACTGTGGAGCGGGTGGTGGACGGTAACCTCGCCCTCACCCCGGCAGGATACAACTATCCCGACGAACGTCAACAGTTGATTGACTTCATGCTGGATTTCAAAATCCTACCGGCAGGCCGGCACCTGTGGGCATCCGGTGTGAAGAACGCTGAACATCTGTTCAACTGCTGGGTGGCTGGATGGACCGACAATCCTGCCGATCACTTTGCGTTCACCTTTATGCGGTTGATGGAAGGTGGGGGAGTAGGCGCATCGTACTCTAACAGGCACCTATCTGCA